GAACCGCTGTAGAAGTCACAGACGCTGGAATCGGAACTGTAGAAGATGTACAAATGACTGCTGAGAGTGGCGCAATCACAATTGCTGGCTCTCCAGCTGACAATGATCAAACATTTTTTCAACTTTATAGAGATGCAGCAGATGGTAGTGACACCTTTACCGGTGAGGCACGAGTACTGGGAATCAAATTATTTTACACTACAGACGAAGCTAACGACGCATAGGAGAATTAACATATGTCTTTTGGATATCAAGTTTTAGGATTTGGCTCCGGTGGCGTACCAGCTGTATTTCCAGTAGCAAGTGGAGGCAATCAAAGTCCTACATGCGGAGTCATTTGTGGCGATTACAAAATTCATACTTTTACAGGACCAGGCACATTTTGTGTTACTCAAGCTAATGCTGGAGCTGGAACTGGTATCGATTACATAGTTGTAGCTGGAGGTGCTAATGGTGCTGGTCCTCATGGCGGTGGCGGAGGTGCTGGTGGATATAGAGAAGCCACAGCAGCTGCTGCACCGTGGACTGGAGGTCCTAATACATTAACTGGAGGCGGTCGTGATGTTACAGTACAAGGATACCCAGTTGTAGTTGGAAGCGGCGGTGCCCCTGGCAGTGTTTCAAGTTTTAATTGTATAAGTTCAGCTGGAGGTGGCACAGGTGGCATTGAAGCAAGTATGTGTGGAACTGCTGGAGGTTCTGGTGGTGGTTCTGCTTATAACGGCCCCACTGGTGGAAGCGGAAATACTCCCCCAACAGTTCCCCCTCAAGGAACGGCTGGTGGAGGCGGAGTTGGAGCAGGTCCAGGTTATCCTGCTGGAGGCGGAGGAGGTGCTGTAAGTGGCGGTCCCTACTCTAATGCACCCAGTGGTAGCACCTCCGGAAGCGGCGGTGAAGGATCCCCTACAGGAATTAATCCAAGTCCAAGTTATGGAACGCCCGGTCCCGCACCAGGAAGATATTTTGCTGGCGGAGGCGCTGGCGCTGGTGGAGATCCACCTCAACCTTATAGTTCAGGTACTGGAGGTTCTGGTGGCGGAGGTGCTGCTCAAACTGCTGGAACGGCAAATACTGGTGGCGGCGGAGGCGGCAGAAGTACTTCTCAATCTGCTGGTGCAGGAGGAAGTGGAATAGTAATTTTAAGATACAAATTTCAATAAGTATGGCACATTTTGCAAAAATAGAAGCACATGGTAATAGAGTTCTTACAGTTTTAACTGTAACCAATAAAGATGTTTTAAATAGTGATGGTGTTGAGGAAGAAAGTGTGGGTCAACAATATCTTGAAAAACATCATAATTGGCCTGCGAATAAATGGATTCAAAATTCCTATAATACTCGTAATAATAAATATTATGATAATGCAACTAACACGATATCAGCTGATCAATCTAAAGCATTTAGAGGAAACCACGCAATTATAGGTGGTGAATGGGATGAAGCTAATCAAATCTTTTGGCCTGTAAAACCTTATCCATCGTGGGTTAAAGATACCTCCGATGCACAATGGCACTCACCAATAGGCGATGCTCCCGACGATCTAACGGCAGAAGAAAAAGAAGTCAATACTCATTATATCTGGAATGAATCTGGACCATCTTGGGATAAAATAGTAAACTCTACCTAGACAATTTTAGAAAGATAAGATAAACTACATGGAGTAAGCATGGAAAAGAAAGTACTAGCCGAAATAGCTTTATATTATGGTGATGTGTCAATGCCAAAAGGTTTTGAAATTAATACTAGCGAACTAGCTCACCACATTCTACACTCTAAAATACATAATCAAGAATTTTTATTTTCAAAAGAATGGGATATATTAAATACATATCTTTGTGAGCACATTCTCCTTGAATATAAGTTTACGCTACTAACTAAAAAAAAGTGGGGTAATATTTACTCACCCCATGAAACTTCTCTCCCTTTATTAAATATTAATCCTGTGGATTTACAAAATTCAGCAGACTATACTTTATTATATGGGGTAAAAGTAGATAACTGTTCTGTTAGAATTCACTATGATAATAATAGAAGAAAAGGAAGAAGCTGGGATATCCCCTTAACCACCAACAGTTTTATTATGTTTCCCTCTACAAATATGTATTATGTCACTAATAATCAAATGAAATCTCTTAATTTTGTACAAACGGTGACCTATGAATATGTTTAATTATGGAATGGCCAACTTTAATTGTAGATAATTTTTTAAACAAGGAGAATTTAAAATGGAATTAGATGTCTGGTTCCCTACCATTATTGGAAGTACTATTTGTCCTTTTATCGACAAGATTCAAGATAAATATAAAAAAATTATAAAAAAATATCCGGCCAGCAATAAGGGCTTTATCAATTATCCCGTTCATCAAGATAAAAAATTTAAAAAGTTGAATGATTGGATTAGCCATGAGGTTAATGCTTTTAGTAAGAAGCATCGCTTTATTTATTCTTACGAGGCTAAAGAATCTTGGCTCTGGGACTATCAAATCGGAGCTTATCAAGGTAGTCATACTCATCCAGGACATACTCTTTCGGCCATTTTCTTTTTGGAAGGCTATCAGAAGGATACTCCTCTCACTTTTATTAATCCTATTCACGACATGAAGAATCCCCTCGGGGTTCAAGCGCATACCTCCTTTGAGCGCAATGTCTATAATCCTTATACGTTTAAATCCTGCGACTATGCTCCTCAATCAGGACTTTTATTAATCTGGCGGAGTTATATTGAACATAGCGTGGACACTAAATATCGCCCTGAAAAAAGAATTGTTTTCGTATATAATTTTGATCCAATATGAACTTAACTCATTATTTTTGGTGTTTTCAATCTGCATTGACTCCACGTTTTTGTGATGAAGTCATCAAATATGCTTTAGAGAAAAAAGAAAGCTCAGGTTTGACAGGAGCTTTTGGTAGAGGAAGAAATTTAAAGAAAAAACCTTTAAATAAAGAAGAAGTTAGAAATTTAAAATATAAAAGAAATTCTGATTTAGTATGGTTAGATGATCCTTGGATTTATAAAGAAATCCATCCCTTTGTTCATCAAGCTAATAAAAACGCTGGTTGGAATTTTGACTGGGATTTTTCAGAGTCCTGTCAATTTACCAAGTATAAATGGAATCAATATTACGATTGGCATTGTGATAGTTGGGAAGAAGTTTACGACCAACCTAAAACTCCTTCACATGGTAAAATTAGAAAACTTTCCATGACTTGTCAGTTAACTGATGGTTCGGAATATTCTGGTGGCGAATTAGAATTTGATTTTAGACAATATGATCCACCTCTAAGAGATGAATTTAAACATTTAAGGAAAGTACCGGAAATATTACCTAAGGGTTCTATTATTGTTTTTCCTAGCTTTGTTTGGCATAGAGTTAAACCCGTCACCAAAGGAGTAAGATATTCACTTGTCGTATGGCATTTGGGATATCCATTTAAGTAATGTACAAAGATGAATATTTTAAAACCCCTATATGGTCTGAATATAAACCAGAGTATATTGAATCCTTAAATAAAGCTAGTAATAAATATATTCAAGAAGCTAGAAAAAGAGATAAAAAATTAATTAAAGCTAGTGGTGATTTTGGAACAACCCATCATTCATCACCCTTAACAAAGGATCATGATTTTTTAGATTTCAGAAAGTATACAGGACAAAAATCTTGGGAATTTTTAGCGGAGCACGGCTATGATATGAAATCATATGTTACCCTATTCTCTGAAATGTGGGTTCAAGAGTTTTCTAAAAAAGGAGGAGGGCATCATTCAGCTCATATGCATTGGAACCAACATGTATCGGGATTTTATTTTTTAAAATGTAGCGAGAAAACTTCTTATCCTATTTTTCATGAACCAAGAACGGGTGCAAGAGCTACTAAATTAAAAATGCTGCCAGACTCAAAAGGCGTATTTCATGGTACTGAAAAAGTTCATTTTAAAATTAAGCCCGGTGTCTTAATTATTTTTCCAGGATATATGGAGCATGAATATGCAGTAGATCATGGTAAAGAACCTTTTAGATTTATTCATTGGAACATAATGGCTGTACCCAAGGAGATGGCTAAGGATGTTTAATAAATATAAACCGGTATATAAACTAAATTTGAAAAAAGAATTAAAAAATAAAAAAGAGGAAATTGTGAAAGATATTTTAACTTCTAAACATCAAGCTGGAAATTATAGAGCAACGGGATATAACTTTGAAGTATTTACAAAATATAACGATTATTTGTATGATTTGTTTATTAAAAAAAGTAGAAAATTATTAAATAATTTTACGATTAAGGACAATCGTTTAAAAGTCTGGTGTTATTTTACCGGATTGGATAATCATGCAAAAGATATCTGGCATAATCATGCACGCACCTCTAATATAAACTCAGTTATCTATTTAGAAACTATAAAGAATTACGGAATTAAATTTAAAATGCATAAAGAAGTTTGGTGTATAGAACCAGAAAATTTTGACTTATTAATTTTCCCTGGATTTTTAAATCATCTACCTATTACTTCTAATAGTCAAGAAAGAATTTCTTTAAATTTAGAATTAAAATGTAATGAAAAAGATGAGGATATTTTTAGATTATGAGTTTTAAAAAAAATAAATATGTAGTTATTAAACAAGCTATCCCAAAAGATCTGGCAACTTTTATCTATAATTATTTTTTAATGAAAAGACAGGTTTATGATACCTGTTTAAAAACAAAATATATTTCCCCTTATGAAGAGTTCCTGGGGGGATATCGTGAAATAAGTTTACAAGTACCTAATACTTACTTTTGCTATGCCGATATAGCTATGGAAACTTTAATGTTAAAATGTCATCCGATTATGGAAAAGATCACTGGATTAAAACTTCAGCCTGCTTATAGCTATGCCAGGTTATATAAAACAGGAGATGTTTTAAAAAGACATAAAGATAGATTTAGTTGCGAGATATCAACTACAATGTATCTTGGGGGAGATCCGTGGCTCATTCATTTAAGTCCATATGAAAATGTTGGACGATCCGAAATACATGGTGGTAAAAAAGGTATCACTCTAGAAAGTAAAGCTAAAGGTATAAAAGTAAATTTAAAACCAGGAGATATGCTGGTTTATCGTGGATGTGAACTTGAGCATTGGCGAAATAAATTTAAAGGTAAAGATTGTGCCCAAGTTTTCTTACATTATAATGATGAAAAAACTACAGGCTCAAAGGAAAATATTTTTGATCAACGACCCCATTTAGGACTACCTGGTTGGTTTCAAAAGGTTAGGTTACCCACTCCTAAAAAATAATATGAACCGTGAAATTTTATTTCCGACTCCTGTCTATTTTAAAATGGTTAAGGATCCTCAAAAATTAAATAAATATTTATTTCCCCTCATCAAGGCCTGGAGTAAAAAAGATAAAAGTAAAGA